CGAGCTCGAGCAGTTGCGCGGGCAGCGTGCCGGGTGCAGGTATCCCGCTTGCCTGGACGGCGGCGGGCGGTGCCAGGCGATGTTTAAGGGCGAGTGTTCGGGACCTAATCAGAGGAGGACGACGACATGAGCACGATCAACGACGGCGGCCCGGCGTTTCCTTCAGTTGGCGAAGGATTCGGGAATCCAAGTTATTCGGCCCCCGGCATGACCCTGCGCGACTGGTTCGCTACTCACGCGACCGACGCTGACATTGAGGCGATTCTGAACCCACCTTTCGAGCGCACCACAACGCACATCATTTCGCGGTACGAGGCGCGGTACATCCACGCCGACGCCATGCTTCGGGCGCGGGAGGTGAAGCCGTGAGCATGACCCCCGACGCCTACAAGGTGATGGTAATGGCCGTCGAGACCGGCGTCGCGCTCGGGGTGCGGCGGGCGTTCAAGCACGACGCGAAGCCGAGCGATGAGGCGATCATCGCGGCGGTCGAGCGGGCGGTCATCGACGAGATGTGTGAGTGGTTCAAGTTTGAGGAGGTGAAGCCGTGAGCAAGCACACACCGGGGCCGTGGATTGAGGTGGGCAGGTACATCGAAACGGATGGGCACATCCTCTGCGAAATGTTTTCTGCCAGAACCCGCGATGAGCGAGACGCCAACCAGCGCCTCATCGCCGCCGCGCCGGAACTGTTGGAGGCGTTGAAGTTGGCCCAATCAATCATTGGGCATCCAGAAGATGCACATAGCAAACTGATTTCCGCAGCCATCGACAAGGCAGAGGGGGTGAAGCCGTGAAAACCACCCTGAACGCGATTCGGGCGCATAGCCCTTGCGCCGATGGCTGGTCAAAACTGCTGCGGCATCTCGGCAAAACCCAAGCGGACGATGAGCCGTTGCCGCTGCGAACCATCCTCAACAGCAACGACCTTGACGATGCGATCTGGTGTCTCCGTGCCGTGCCGAATTGCGACCGCGAGGCGCGATTGTTCGCGGTTTGGTGTGCGAGGCAGGTGCAACACGTGATGACCGACCCGCGCAGTATCGCCGCGCTTGACGTTGCAGAGCGTCACGCGAACGGAACGGCGACCGATTCCGAACTCGCTGCGGCGAGGGCTGCGGCGGATGCGGCGAGGGATGCGGCGTGGGCTGCGGCGGATGCGGCGTGGGCTGCGGCGTGGGCTGCGGCGGATGCGGCGAGGGATGCGGCGAGGGCTGCGGCGAGGGCTGCGGCGGATGCGGCGGATGCGGCGGCGGATGCGGCGGCGGATGCGGCGGCGAGGGCTGCGGCGGATGCGGCGTGGGCTGCGGCGTGGGCTGCGGCGGATGCGGCGTGGGCTGCGGCGTGGGCTGCGGCGAGGGATGCGGCGAGGGATGCGGCGAGGGCGGCGCAACGCGAACGATTCATCGACGTTTTCTGCAACGAGGAGGTGAAGCCGTGAGCGACATCACCCTGCCCCGCGCTGTGGTCTGGAGATTACACGCGGCGTTCAGAGACGCGGACAAAACGATTAGGCCAAGCGGCGAGAAATCGGATTACAGCGCCGAAATCGCCGCCCTCGACGCCGCGCTCGCGGAGCCGGAGCCGGAGCACATCCACACCTGCGGTTCCGACTGCCAGAAGCCCTTGTGCGTGAACCGGCGGCGCGAGATTGCCGCAGCGGTTGAGGCCGAGCGGGAGGCAATTTGCCCGATTGTTTACGGGCTGTGCGCGTCGGATAACAACGCGCAGGAAATCGTCAACGCCATCCGTGCGAGGGGGAGCAAATGAGCCTCGCCCTGCTGACCGAGGTCCGCGACGCCCTGCGCCGGATGGACCCCGCCTGGTGCGTGCTGCACGGGAAGGAGCAGCTGGCCGAATGGGAGCTCGACGACCTTCTCGAGCGCGTAGAAGACACCGTAGAGGAGAGCGAAGATGCAAACCGTGACTAAGTGGCTGGCCGTGGCCGTGCTGATGGTTTCGACGGCGTGGGGATCTGAGCCGCCGATGCTAATCGGCACCGTCGAGAACAAGGCGGGCGGGCAAATCATGTTCACGAGCCGCCCCTGCCCGCGCGAGAAGGACAAGCGGTTTGTGTTCATCCGCGACCAAGGTGGTCAGGTCAGCGCGGCGGGCTGCTGGGTCTACAAGGACAAGCTCTTCTGGGTGTTTTGGTCTGACGGCGACGTCTTCAGCTACGACCTGGACGCCTTCGAGCCGACGCCAGACTTCGAGGCCTACCTCGAGACGCTTGAAGGGGTGCAGTCGTGATCGGGGACCGCGTGGCCGAGCTCGCGACCCGCGCTGTGGTCATCTGCGCGGTGGTGGCGGTCGCCGTCTGGCTGGTGCTGTGATGGAGAAGCCGCCCGACTTCGACGGTCTTTTCCGGCTGCTGCGGGACGCTGCGATCGTGCTCCTCGGCATCCTGCTGTTTTTCGCCATGCTCGTGGAGGTGATGTCGTGAAGCGCAGTGCAGGCAGGCCCCCATCGGTGACGATGGAGCAGTACCAGCGGGTCCTCGATGTAAAGGCCGCTCGTGCGGCGCTGCCGACGAATAAGGAACTTGCCCGCGAGCTCGGGGTTCCGGTGTCTACCATCATGGGTTTGCTTGGGCGCGGGCTAAAGGCGTACCAACCGAGGAAAGCGAATGGGCGCAAGTCAAAGGCGTAAGGGCGCATCCGGTGAGAACGAGCTCGCCAAGATTCTGAGCGACCAGCTCGGCTGGGTGGTCAGGCGCAACATTGGGCAGGCCCGTGACGGCGGGGACGACATCACGACCGGCCAGTTCCGGTGGGAGGTCAAACGCAGGAAGGGCATCGCGGTCCACGAGTGGGTCGAGCAGGCCGTCCGTGCATCCGGTCCCGGCGACATCCCGGTGGTCGCCTGCCGGGGTGACGGGAAGGGGTGGCTCGTGGTGATGCGCCTTGAGGACGCCCTGCCGCTGATCCGTGGCGAGTTGCCGCAGCGGTAGCCGGGGGGTTAGACTTGGGGCATGACCGAGACTGAGCGGAAGCCTTGCCTCAACTGCAACAGCAGCGGCTGGGTGGCCGACTGGTCTGGCGGGTGGGTGCGGTGTCCCGACTGTGAGCCGCCGCCCCCGCCGAAGGTCGAGGTCGAGTTCGTGCGTGGCGCGAAGGTCCGGCGCAAGCCGAAACTGCCCGAAGCAGCGTGAGGTAACGAGATGCCTGGTCCCGGTTTATACGCAAACATCAACGCTAAACGCGAGCGCATCAAGGCCGGTAGCGGCGAGAAGATGCGCAAGCCCGGCAGCAAGGGTGCGCCGACTGCGAAAGCGTTTCGCGAATCCATCAAGACCGCGCTCAAGCGGAAGTGAAGGCGCAGCTGCTCGGAGATAACGGCGACCAGGAAGGCGAGGATCTGTTCGGCTTTCGTCGCCGGAGAGGTGGTGCAATTCTGGGAGGAGCCGTCGGCAGGGTGCCAAGACTTTCGCCGAGGGCTACCGCCGGTGTCGCCGCTGCTGGACTCGGTGGCCCGACACCTACGCCGGTACCGGGTGGTCCGGGTGGACGGCCTCGAGAGCCGGGAGATGTCAACATCGTATGAAGACGCCAGCATGGCAGCGAAAGGCAGGGCAGAGCAAGAAGGGCGGTCTCAACGAGGCCGGTCGCCGCTCTGCCAAGGCCGAGGGGATGAACCTCAAGGCCCCGGTCAAGTCCGGCGACAACCCCCGCCGCGCCTCCTTCCTCGCCCGGATGGGGAACATGCCCGGCCCGATGGTCGGGAAGGACGGCAAGCCGACCCGCCTCGCCCTCGCCTTGAAGGCATGGGGCGCGAGCTCGAAGGAAGACGCCAAGGCGAAGGCCAAGGCGATCAGCAACCGCAACAAGGGGAAGTGACCATGCCGCTCAAGCAGGGCTACAGCCAGAAGACCATCAGCCGCAACATCTCGACCGAGGTCCGCGCCGGACGCCCGCAGAAGCAGGCCGTCGCCATCGCCCTCGAGACCGCCCGCCGCTCGGCCAAGAGCGCCGGGAAGGGTGCCGCCGCCCGCCGCCTGATGGCTAAGTGATGCCGGACAGGTCAGAACAGGTCAAGGCAGTCCTCGCGCTCGTCGAGGACGGCATGTCTGAGAACGCCGCCTGTCTACAGGTCGGCATCAATCGGGCAACCTTCCGAGCAGCGGCGCTGAAGGTCACGGCTGGTGACAGTTACGCGCGCGCATTGGAAGCCCTCGCGCAGGATCAGGTCGAGAAGGCCGAGCAGGTCATCGAGGACATGCGGAACGGGGTCATCGACGCCCAGCAGGCCCGGGTCGAGCTCGACGCCCGCAAGTGGTTCGCCTCCAAGTTCCTGCCCAAGCGGTACGGGGACAAGGCCGAGGTCGAGCACTCGGGTAACGTCGGCCTGACGGTCAATGTCGTGCGGTTCACCGATGCCGATAAGCCTTCCGGCTAACGGCTGGTCCCCCCGCCCCTACCAGTTGGAGGCGTGGGGCGCTCTGGAGAAGGGCTGCAAGCGTCTCGCCTTGGCGTGGCACCGCCGTTCCGGCAAGGACGACATCTCCCTGCACTGGGCGGCTGTGTCTGCCATGACGCGGGTGGGCGGTATCTGGCACATGCTCCCGCAGGCGAACCAGTCCAGGAAGGCCATCTGGGACGCGGTGGACCCGCACACCGGGCGGCGGCGCATCGATGCTGCCTTCCCGCTCGAGCTGCGCGAGACGACCCGCGAGCAGGACATGTTCATCCGGTTCAAGAACGGCTCGACGTGGCAGGTCGTGGGGTCGGACAACTACAACAGCCTGATCGGCTCGCCGCCCATGGGCGTCGTGTTCTCCGAGTACGCCCTCGCCGACCCGAATGCGTGGGCGTTCCTGCGTCCCATCCTTGCCGAAAACAACGGCTGGGCGATATTCATCTCGACCCCGCGTGGGCGGAATCACTTTGCCCGTCTGGTGGACTACGCCCGCAAGGACCCGGCGTGGTTCGGTCAGGTGCTGACGGTCGAGGACACGAAGGCCATCCCGAAGGCGACCATCGATCGCGAGCGCAAGGAGCTGCGGGTCGAGCGCGGCGACAAGGAAGCCGAGGCCATCATCCGGCAGGAGTATTACTGCGACTTCGATGCGGACATTCCCGGCGCGTACTACGGCGATGCCATCCTCAAGGCGGAGCAGGGCGGCAGATCTGGCGAGTTCCCGCATATCGTCGGCCAGCCGGTCGGCACGGCGTGGGACATCGGCATCGGCGATTCGACGGTCATCTGGTTCTACCAGCTCGTCGGCCACAAGGTGCGCATCATCAACGTCCTCGAGGGGTCGGGCGTCGGGCTCGAGTGGTACGCGAAGAAGCTCCTCGCCATGGACTATGTGTATGCCGATCACATCTGGCCGCACGACGGCGCGGTGAAGGAGTGGGGGTCTGGCAAGTCCCGGCTCGAGACAGCGGCGGGGTACGGTCTCAAGCCTCGGGTGCTGGAGGCTGACTCGGTGGACGATGGCATCCAGGCGGTGCGTCAGATGCTGCCGGTGGTCGAGTGGAACAAGG